TGTGCATAACACTATGTATATATGATAGTCAGGTAACTGTCTGTATATATGGGTGTGGGGGGGTCGTTATTGGGGTCTGATTCTCTATATAAAAAGGGGGGGTCTAGCTTGGGTCTGCTTCATTCAGTAGGCTCATAATCTTAGCTTCTATCTCCTCCTCTATGTCTACACTATGTCTGCTCTCCTTCACTTCAATGGTGTCGCTAAAGAGTCCGCATGTCTTACCTAGTAGTTCCAATGACCTAACTCTCGTACTGTCGCTATCCGCTTCCTTAGACTCTCTCATAAGCTGTTCAAGAACGTAACTCCTCGTTCGTATGGAAGAAGCAACTGTAGACTCCTCTTTACGCTCTAATCCCCTCCTAACAGCTAGGGCTATCTTAGGGTTCGCCATAAGCTTACTGCAATCAACGTGGGCGTGCTTAGGTATACCGCCTGTCTTGGTTCTAGCTACATCGTAGGTTTGCATATAGCAATCAATCTGACTGCCTAACTTACCCTTCACTATCTCCCTGACAAATGCCCTCTGCTTAATCGTTAAGTCCTCGTCATTCCTGATTAGTTTTAGCTTGGTTTTTTCTTTGTCTTTATCTGTCATTTTATAAATCCTGATGATCTAAATTCTATGGCGTAATTACCTATAAATATTATCTACTAGTCCGTGGGATTTTGTAATGCTCTCATTATGCTTGCTTATAAGATGTGTACTGATTTGTATTATGGTGTGTCTTTTAGTATCATATGGACATGACAACGAATACAGGACAATTTATCGAACAGACATAAACAACAGCCCTTGGCTCATTACTAGGTTAGACGATTGGTTTAGTGGTGAGAGTAGACTGGGGAGGAGGTCGAAGCACTACCTCTTTAACTCACAAAATCCGCACCTTATGACCCTGTAGATTTTCTTAACATACAGGCGAGGCGTAAAGCGAAACTCGAAGAAGATAGAGACTGTCCTCCGCAGTCCATGAATTAACATGCTGAATGAGAATCCTAATTATGGGGTTCAAGAAACTACAATCCATGGAGGATTATATGAAAATAGAACAACCTGTATTTGAAATTAATGCACGAGATACTTGGGAACTTAAAACATTATCTGATGTTAAAGAGGGAGACTTCTTTAGACTTAGCGAGAATGGTGGTGTTTATATTCGTGAAGATTATGAGCGAAGCCTTGGGAAGTATCGAGTAACTAAAGCTGAAAACATTAATGCTGAAACCTTTAAAAAGGGTAGCGTAGTTGTGCAAATAGGATTCGAGTATTAAACCAACTGATGAGCCTATGAGATTTAGGCGAAACTGGGTAAGTAATTATCCAGTCTTGGTGTTAGCAATTAAGCTGACTCAAAACTTAATCTATGGAGGATTATTATGAGAATTGAAATATTAAAAGGTCACGATGTAAGTACACAAAGAAGCCACGGATATGATGAGATATTTGTGACTAATGTTAAAGGTATGGAGTGGTGTGAGAATAAAGATAACTTGCCTGAATATGAGTTATTTTGTCATGCTCCTTGCGGTAGTAATTTGATTATCTTGAAACCAATTCAAGAATCTAATGAGGGTACTTTTTATCATGCTAGTGGAAACTTTGGTTCTGCTACTGATTCAAGATTCAACGAAACTATTAGAGAATTGGTTGGATATGATTTTTATGGAGCGGTATCTATCCATGACCAAATGAGCGGATACTAAACCAACTGATGAGATTGTGAAATTCAATCGAAACTAACCAGTAAATAATATTTATTGGTTGGTCTTGGTGGCTAGCATTTCTGCTAGCTTTTTACTAACTTGGAAATTAACTATGGAGGTTATTATGAAACCAAGTCAAGCATTACTGATGATGAAATCAGTATTAAAAGGGTCTAATACTCCGTTTCTCTTAGGGGGAACTGGTATTGGAAAAAGTGCAATTGTTAGGTCTTATGTGGATAGCGTGAGCGAAGGTCGAGAGGTCTTAGTCGATGAGATTAATCCTACTGCAAAGCAGTTTGGATTTATTGATTTTAGGCTGTCGTTATACGAGTCTGTTGACCTTGGCGGTTTGCCATATATAGATGATGAGAATCAACAAAAGAGAGCGTTCCTAGGGAATCTCCCTATTGGTGGCGAGGGTGTTTTATTCTTTGACGAATATGCCCAAGCACACAATTCGATTCAAGCTATTTGTGGGCAATTATTGTACGAGGGTAAGATTGGCGATTATGTCTTACCTAAAGGGTGGAAAGTTATTTGTGCGGGTAACAGAGCAACGGATAGAGCGGGGTCTAATAAACTCCCTTCTCATGTCGTTGGTCGTTGCACAATGATTAACTTCGAGCATGATACGAATGATTGGTTAGCATGGGCTACTAAGAATGATGTTCACCCTGATGTATTGGGATATATAAGTTTTCAACCTGAATACTTAAATGTCTTTGATAGCAAAGTAACGAGTCCGCAACCAAGTCCAAGAGCATGGACAAGGTTGAGCGATACCCTGAAAACGAATCCACCTGAAGAAATTATTCAGTTGATTTGTGAGGGCGATATTGGGGAGACTCCAGCAATAGAATTTATGTCATTTCTATCATTGAAAAATGATGTTCCTGACCTAGAAGATATTGTTGAAGGCAAGGATGTTGAAGTACCTGATAGCGGTGGTCTTATGTACGCTACTGTTTGTGCTTTGGTAACTGTTCTTAAAGAAGCTAGTAATTCTGATATTACTGACTGGTTCGAGAATAGCGTTGCTTACATCAAGAAATTTCCAACACCTGAATTTGGAATATTCTTTGTGAGGTCTTTGATTGGAGCAAGACCTGATATTGTCGACACTTCTACTTATGCTCAATTCAAAGTAGAAAACCAAGACTTAGAAGTCTAAAAAATTCTGACTAACACGAGTGGAAAATATTATTTACCAGTTAAATATTTTTTCTGCTCGTTTCTGTCGAGAGATGTGTATCTCTCCTGATGATGATTCAAAAGAATCGAAACAGAAACTTTTATCTAACTAAAAATAATGGAGGTTATTATGGATAAAAAATTAACTAATACTCTGTCGGAAAATGCCGTACTGGTTCGCATGACTGCGAAACATCCTAGCGGTATCAAAACTGATAAGAGATTAAAGAGAAATCTAGCGGTTGATACGAAAGTATCAGACGAGAGATTACTGGGTGTTTCTAAACATATATTTGGTAGAGATGTGAACAAAGAGTTCCGCTCTATCTTAAATGGGTTTAGGAATGATTTTTACTATCCTTTGACTTTGCCTTGGGATGATAATTCAACAGACTATGATACTGGTAAGACTGTGAGCGGTTGGCGATTATGCCCTAACTCTAATCTTGAAAAGCTTCAGAGTCATGTTGATATCTCGAAGCAAGTTTGGGAGCGAGAGGTTGAAGGATTTCTTAGAGCCTATCCAAAACAAATGGAGCAAGCAAAAAGAAATCTTGGAGATGCGTTTGACGAAAACGATTATCCTGACTTTGACGAATTGAGAAGAAAATTTATTTTTCAATTTGAAATATCTGTCGTTCCTTCTTTTAGCCATGACATAAGATTAAATGTGTCTGAAAAGCTAAGAGCAAGGATAGAATCTGATGCAGTAAACAGAGCCAACAACAATATCAAGAATGTCTTTAAGACAACTGTTGATGCTTTGTTGGAGCAAGTGAATCATTTAGCTACGAAGCTAAAAGAATATGACCCTGAAAATAAACAAAAAGGCGGTTTCTTCAATGTGTCGAGTTTCGACAAGCTGAAGCAAGCAATCGAAGTGTTGCCCTCTATCAATGAGGATATTTTAGGAAACGATTCGCATATCTCTGATGCTCATCAAAAACTTTGTAGCGTTTTTGCTTCAATCAATTCTGTCGAACAGTTGCGAGATGATTCAGAAATGGGTCAACAGAAACGAGACAAAGTAGCAGAGCAATTAGAACAATCTGTTTCTTCACTTAAAGGAGGTCTTTTAGGTAAGATTTATGGAGGTAAGAAACATGACTAGTTTAGAAACAATTGTGAAGGCAAGGTCGAAGTTAATGAAAGGCAATGTGGGAATGGCGAGCATGCTCCTACATCTTGATTTAATCGAGACTGAAAAATCCAAGTGCGACACTATGGCAACTGACGGAAAAAATATTTATTTCTATCCTGAATTTGTTATGGGTTGCACGGAGGAAGAACTGCAAGGCGTTCTCGTTCATGAAGCGTTGCATGTCGTATATGAACATCCTTTAAGGCGTGGCAATCGTCATCCTAAAGTTTGGAATATCGCGTGCGATTATGTCATCAATGCTTACTTGTATTGGGATTTACATTTACAACTGCCTATGGGTGGTTTACTTGACCATAAATACAAGGGCATGACTGCTGAAAAGGTTTATCAGATTTTGGTAAATGACGAGGAAGCAATGCAAGAAGCTATCGAACAGATACAAAATCAGAACAAGCCTAATGGAGAAGATGATGAGCAAGAACAAGATGCTCAAAGTCAAGGCGGTTCTGAAGAATCTGACGAGGAGCAAGACGGAGAAATTTCTGAGACTAGTCAAGGAAATATTTCTGAAGATGAGACTGGAGAATCTGAGCAAGGTTCGACTGGTTCTGATTGGGATAACATTCCGTCTGCTATTGGCGAAGTTTGGGATGCTACCAACGAAGAAGGCAAGCCTATGAATGATGCAGAGATGCAAGAACTGAAAGGCGAGATTCAACGAGCGGTTTCTTTAGCTGACAAGCTAGAAATTGCAATGGGTAGCGGTTCAAGTGGAATGAGAAATAGGATTGAAGAACTAAAAGATGTGCAAGTCGATTGGAAGGATTTGCTTTTAGATTTTCTACAATCTGCTTTTTGTGATGAGAACTCATGGGCGAGACTCAATAGAAGGCATCAACATCGAGGAATCAATTTGCCTAGCAAAGCAAAGTCTCCGCAAGGTGGCGAGTTAGCTATTGCGATTGATACTAGCGGAAGTGTTTCCCAATACGAACTCAATATGTTCGCAACGGAAATACAAGCGATAGCTGAAGCGTGCGGTCTTGATAAGATTCGAGTTTGCTACTGCGATGATACTGTTATCAAAAACAGTCAAGGCGAGTGGTGGGATATCTACGAGTTAGACCAAGGCGATGATTTGAAGCTTCAAGTCCGTGGTGGTGGTGGAACGGAATTTGACCCTCCGTTCAATCTGTTCAATGACTTTTCTGATGATGTAGACGAGGTGCAAGCCTTTATCTATTTCACGGATGGGTGGGGAATTGTTGACCCTGATGTTGAGCCTGATGTTCCTGTCTTTTGGTGTGTAACGGAAAAAAGCAGTTATTCAGAAAAACTAGCCTTTGGCGAAGTTGTTTATGTTGATACTGCTGATTTCTATTAAGTAGAAGCGATTGGAGAGTGAGTGATTTTAGGGTATGCCCTGATATCACTTGCTCCCTGATTTGCTCTCTATGGCTCTCCTACGAGGTCGAATTTCTACTTTTCTGTCGGAAAATGTGTATTTTCCCTGATGATGACTCAAAAGAGTCGAAACAGAAACTAACTAACTGTCCTACGGAGGGACATATTTTTATGGATAAATTAACTATAAAAAAATGGGATGAGCCTATAAACGAAAATCAAATGGATGCTCTATGCGAGGTTTATGATTTGCTAGTCAAATTAAAATCTAATAGCGGAGTAGATGTTTTTTTTCCTACTGACCCAAATGATGAAATGCCTTTTATGTTATCAATCATTAAAAAAGAAGTAGATATTTTGATTAAAAAATATATCGAAACTAATGAAAATAATGATAACAAAGAGAGAGTAAATTTTTATTTGAATAGCGAGGTTCAATCATGAATAAAAAAAAATATGCTTACGAGGTAAGTGAGCAATCTACTGATGTGAGATACTTTGAAATTGTGTCTGACAAAAAGCTAACTGAAAGTGAAATTTTAGATGCGGTTTGTTTGCCTAATATTTTAAAAGAGGGGGATTGTGTAAAAGAAGGTGGTATTACATCAACTTTTAAATACTCTGACTTTGGCGATGATAGTCAAATGGAAGTAGATAGCGGAGATGTTGAGGAGGTTAAATCATGAGTGCCAGTATTCAGACGAAGCATTTAAAATCTTTTATCGCTTGGTTAGAAACTTGCGATATAGA